GGTGTAGTACAAAGATGGAGATACGCTAACCCACATATACATTATAATACATGGAGTAAAGATACATCAGATACCAAACAAGTAACTCACTATTATGATGAGAAAGAAGATAAGTATGTATTTCACATAAATAAAGAAATGACTGTTGTAAGCGGCGATACTCATAGGGCTATGAAAAGAGCATATAGTAGTACAGGTGGTGCTTTAACATTAGAACAAATGGCACAAAAATTTAAGATGTCCCCTAGTTTTATTGGGGCATATGTAAAAACAAATTCTTGGAATCACGGTATGGATTCTTTTACTGACGAAGAGATTAGAAAACATACAGAAGAAGAGTTAGTAGCAGATGCTATTAGAATTAAACGCCAAAGCATAGAAGAAAAGGTACATAGAAAATATTGGGCTGATATGCGTAAAACCGCAGAAAAACTCATACATATAGAATTACATTGGGCTAATGAATTTAAAGAGATTATTTCCAAAGAAAATCTAGCACCTAAAACAGTTAAGCATACTAAAATGGCTAAAGTTAATCCATATGCCGTTGTTTTATCTCCTACAGATTTACATTATGGTAAAGGTTCTTGGATTGATGAAACAGGCGAGTCTTATACATTAGAAGAAGCACGTTTTAGACTCCTTGACCGAACTGAAAATTTAATCAGTAGATTAGCAGGTAGACCCGAAAAAATTATTATTGCTACAGGTAGCGATTGGTTTCACGTAGATAACGAACAAGGTACGACTACCGCAGGTACACCTCAAGATATGGCGGCTTCTCCCGCACAAATTCTTGTAGATGGTTGTAAATTAGCAAGAGAGCATATAGATATGTTACGAACAGTAGCACCTATAGAAGTAGTATTTATGCGTGGTAATCACGATAGACATAGTTCCCTAGCACTTATGTTATACCTAGATGCGGCATATGAAAATGCAAAAGACGTTACAATTACTGTTAGCCCTAAATTACGACAATATGTTAAATGGGGTAACAATCTTCTTGGTTTTACACACGGAGATGGTGTAAGAGGTAATGACCTTCCCGCTATTATGGCAACAGAAGAAAGAGAATGTTGGGGTAAACATGAACATCACGTTTGGTTTCATGGGCATTTACATCACCAACGTTTATTAGAAACTAGCGGTGTAACAATAATACAGTTACCTAGTCTAGCAGGTCATGATAGATACCATTATCGTAAAGGGTTTGTATTGGCTAGAGCAGGTATATCTGCTCATTTAATAGATAAAGAGTTAGGTTTAGTAGGTAATTTGTTTGCTCCGGTGGTATAATGAACATTAATTTTGCTATGGAGCGTTCAAGAAGTGACGTTTCTTACTTTTATCGGTGGCTAGGTTATACTTGGGGTAAACATATCGGCGAATGGATGGATATGTATGGTGAGCGTGGAGATGTTCAAGTTCATCGTGTTTGTGTTATTGCTCCGCGTGACCATAGTAAATCAACTACTTTACGTGTTAAATTACTACATTGTGCTTTGTTTGAAAAGTGGCGAGGCAAAGCATTTTCCTGTTGGTTATTTTCGGCAAGTAAAGACCTAGCAGTTCGCAGATTAGAAGAAATAAGAGAAGACTTAAAGCGACACCCGCAGTTGAGCAGGTATTTGGACACACGTAGGGGAAATAAACTTGAATTACGATTTACTAATGGGGCTTGGATTCGTGCGACATCGGTTGGTAGTGCTATTCGTGGAGAACACCCCGCTTGTATTGCTTTTGATGACGTATTAGATGATAGTGGAGATAATGCTTCTTTTGCTAATACTGCTCAATGGTTTAGAAAGAAAGTCACTCCTATGTTGTCGCCCGGAACTTCTATTTATTGTGTAGGTACACCTATGTCAATGACAGACTTATATCATACAGAAATGCTAGAAAACAAAGCATGGAAAAGTGGTGTTTGGTCTGCCGTGTTAAATTGGGATGAATACAAAGAAGACCCTGAAAATATTAAGCCTATTGAGTTATGGCCGGAGTTTAGGCCGATTGATTTCTTGTTAGAGCAAAAAGAGGCTATGGGCGAATTGTCATTTGTTCAAGAGTATTTGTGTAAAGTTATTGACGATGAGGCTAGTGTATTCCCTAGACATTTGACTAGAAAGAATTTAGACCTTAATGTTGTGTTTGAGGCAGAAAAAAATCACAATGAAGTTTATTGTATAGGTTTTGACCCTGCACATGGGTTAGGAAAGGATTTTAGTGTTATGGTGTGCTTAAGACAAGATAGTGAGGGTTTTATACATCTTGTAAATATTTGGAGGAGAAATGACTTTCCACCGGATAAACAAGCAGATATGTTGATAGAATGGAATAAGAGATATGGCTCGCCTATGTTTGCGATAGAAGCAGTAGGGTTTCAGCAAATGTATGAGAGTTTAATCAATCAGAAAGGTGCAATACTAGATTATCGTGAAAGTAAAGTAAGTAATAGAACTCTCAAGCAAGGTTTGTTAAATCGTCTTCGTGTGTGGTTTGAGCGTGAATTGATTATCATGCCATACGGTAGTGATGCTACTAGACGTACTATTAACTTATTATTACAAGAATTAGAGACACATGCTTGGCGAGAAGGCATTATAGTAGATTTAGGTAAACATAATGACTTAGTAATGGCTCTTGCTCATGCGGTAGACCAATTTCAACATAAATCAATAGGTGTACCTGTTCTTATGAAAACTGCTAGGCAGGGCGAATGGAGTGGTGGTAAAGCAGGTATTCAAAGGGGTTCTACAGGTAGTTTAGGCGGAAGAGTAATTAATAGGAGAGGGTGATATGATGGGCGGTGGTTATGCTAGTAGAAAAGGCCCAAAAAGCCGAAAGAGCATTATTAAAAACTCTTTGATAAAATTATTTGAGAGTGATTATTTTAATGAGTGGCGTACAAGTGCTGAAATCGCCGATGAAGTCACGAAAAATCTGAGTAAACATTGGGGTGGTGTATCATCCCATGTAATCGGCAGTATTATGGTACGACATTTAGAAGAATACAAGATTGTTCGCAAGTATAAATATGGTGCAAGTGGGGCAGTACGCTATATCAAAGAAGAAGCATATCTTAAGTTTATAAAGCATTCTCAAAAAATTTGAAAAAAATTTTGAGAGGTGGTAGCCATGATACGATGTGCATTATTTTGAATTTTTGGCACTTTGCCCTTTACGCCCGTTTAAAGGGGTGTTATGAGAACGCAAAGGGGTTTGGTAGGCTCACATGTCTCCGACTATGTAAAGTGCCGAGAATGAGCCTTTATTTAGGCCAATATTGTCAATTACTCAAATTTCGTAGTAAGTACATTTTTGATATGATGATTATCGAATTTATTGAATCTTGATATTCTGATTAAATCTAAATCTTCATTATCTTTGATTTCAAATAAATCTTTGAATCTTACATCTTGATATTCAAAATTAAATTCGTAATTTAACATGATGAATTTTTTATTTTCAAGATTACTACATTCAACAATTCCGGCAGTATTTCCTGAACCTAAATCTCGGTACAATTCGATGTACCCATCCACATCAAAATCTAGGCCATCAATTTCAATAATCATACCTTCAAGATTCATTGAATCACCTTCTTTCTAAAACATGAATCACATAGGACTTTATTTGATTGAATATCGTATGAATAAACGGTGTCAGATTGACAGATTAAACACTTAGGTGATAATCTAGCATATGAGAAATTTAAGGCTCTCAAATGACGCATATATTCAGGTTTATCATGAGGGATAATATTGAATGAATATTCGGATATATCGAAGGCTTCAATCATCTTATTTTTATTCAATAATTTTCGTGCTTTTCTTTGTGCTAATTTTGCATTCTTTTTCATATTGATTTGTGATTGAGTCAAATGATGATTTTGCTGACCTTTTGTAAATGCTAAAGGACATTCACGGCGATGATTTGCCGAATATCTAGAACCATTCTTACCAACCTGTTTTGAAGTACGACAGCCACAAGGGCGTAGAACGGGTTTTCTTCCCATTCTAAAACGCCCCTGAATTATTCTGAATTTTGGTTATTTGATTAACTTGGTTGACTAGATTTTCCATTTTATTATTAGGGATAAAAGGATTAACTTTCTCTTGTCTTTTTCCATTCATAACGAATACCCAAACTGAAACCCAATCATTGTATGAATCTACATCAGGATTCATAGGGTAAAGTACCTTGACAAATGAACCGGATATTTGTTGAGTTCTTCCGTTGATTTTTAGAGCATGACGGCCACCAATTTTTTGTTTGTGAATCATACTAACTTTTGGGAATCTTAGACCATCTTGAGTTTCGTTATTTTTACCTTCCATGATGAATAATCCGTTAGGCTTCATAACTAGACATGGTGTGAATTTTGCATTCACATTTGAGCCGCCAAATCTCCATGTTGGTTTAGATGCTAAACCTCCACAATTTGGGCATCTGTCTTGACCTAATTTGGCGAATGATGCATCTTTCGTAATTGGGTTGATACATGCTGGTTTTTTGTCCATTCCTTTGATGAATTTAGTGTTTCTATTGCATATATTTCGAGTAACACTTGAAACCATTCCTCTTTTCGCTTTTCGTGGTCTTTTGACTGTTATACACTGATTTGAATCACTGTAAATTGAATCAATCCATACTCTTGAATCAATGTTATTTGTGGACATATCTTGAATTTGTCCGTTTGCTAATACATTTGATTTTTGGCCTAAAACATCGGATAGAATACCCATTTCGCCCCAATATGCTAATTTTTGAATATCTAACATTGGGAAAGTTGAAACCTTTCTTTTTCTTCTATCTAAAGCCGGTCTGAATCTCAAAACTTGTGTTTTATCCATTTCGTTGATTGCTTGAATACCGTTGAATAATTGGCTTTTATTGGCTGAAAGTGGTATTTTGAAACCATATGTTCGTAGTTTTCTGATGATTGATTTTAGTTGTTTTTTGTTTAGATTATTGTAATCTAAATCTTCAAGCATGTTGTGGAATTTCATAACCGTTGGGTTTGGTGTACTAATTCCTTCATCAACCATAAACCCTAAATCGCCTATTTCTAGGCTTAAAGGGGCGTTTTCGGGCAGTTCTATAATGTCGCGTTGTAACTCCATGAGACTAGGAGGTAGGCTATTGAATATAAAGTTAGTTTTTTTGCTATATATTGATATAGGGATTTTATACCCGTTTTTTAGCGTTTTTTCGGGGTTTTTTGGTTTTTTATTTTCTAGTCGTAAATGTCGTTTTTTAGCGTTTTTTGAGGGTTTTTGAAATTTTCATTTTTTTGATGAAATCTTCGTTTTTTGGCTTTAAATCGGTTGGTCTTTTTTTTTCGGTGTATTTTTTACACCTGCGTTTTTAGTATCAAAAAGTTACAAATGTGTAATTTCTAAAACTGCGTTTTTTTGCTAATTTCAAAAGTTACAAATGTGTAACTTCTAAATTTAAGTGTATTTTTTACACCGAAAACAAAAGTTACAAATATTTACTCTCAGATATTGAAAATTTACACCACATAAAAACGTTATACTGCTCTACAATATACCACTAAAAACCACTTTTCTAAAATATTATTTGTAACTTTTTTTCGATTTTCGACATCTTCACACACCTAAACAAAAATTTGATTTTTTTTGTTACAAATGCCACGCAGTACAACGTTTTTATTTGTAACTTTTTTTTCAGTTTTGGTAATTTTTTGATTTTTTTTAATTTTTTTAAATCTGATTTTTTAAAATTTTAGTTGTAACTTTTTTAAATCACGTTCACTAGAAAAAATGTCAAATCAAAAAAAAATACTCAAATCGAAAAGCAATACTAAAAATGACGTACCCCATATAAAAAAAAATAAAAGTTACAAATTTGTAACTTCTTATCTACTGTAAAAAAAACACTAGGTTTAAAAAAAATACTTGAAAAAGTTACAAATAAAAATGTAACACTGAAAAAAATCTGTAACTATTTTAACTGCATTTTTAAAATGGGTAGTAAAATTCCCTATGAAATCCAACAAGTTACAAATATGTAACTATGTCCTAAAAAACAAAAAAAAAGTCAAGTTTAAAAAAAAAGTTACAAATAATAGAACTCAAAAAAAAAGTTACAAATAAAAAAAAGTTACAAATAAAAAAAATGCGTGACATTATCATTAACGGACTAGGTTTTTCAGAAAAAAAATAAACTTCAAAAAAATAAAAAGTTACAAATATTTAAGTATGAAAAATATCATGCCAAAAAAAATACCACAATTAATACCACAATTCTATGAGAATCAAAAAGTTACAAATAAAGACACCACAAAAAAATACCACAATTCAAAAAATATTATATATCAAAAAGTTACAAATAAATAAAACGAGTAATAAATACCTTTAAATAGTAGAACTTTCTATGCTGATTTGAGGACACAAATATGAAAAGAATAAAAAATAAAGTAATAAGTAGAAAGAAAAAAGATGCTCTAAGATTAAAAGCATTAGATGATAATTTTGATTGGGGTTTCTAAATGAGCCAACAATTAATGAATTTATGTATGATGTTAAAATCTGATAATATAGAAATAGAAAATAGAAAAAAAATGAAGGTGAAATAAATGATTTGGAAACATTGGATGGTATTGGAAATAGTTGAAATTGAAAACTACGGTGAAAGAATTCAAAAAATGAATGAATTTATTGAATTTATGGAAATGGAAATGGAAGTGAAAAAATGAAAAAAGAATATATTTTTACATTACAAGGTAAATTAACAGAAAAACAAAAGGAATTAATTTTCGATAAATTATATAAAATTGCGGTGAAATATAATTTAGGATTAGATGATTATGAAACTGAATACTAAAAAAAATTGAGGTTGAAAAATCTCTTTTTTTTGGGCTATGAAAAAAGTTACAAATAATTCCCTCACATGTGTATGTATAATTAATATATAGATATAAAAAAAAATCCAAAT